CCTAGCTTTCAATTTAATAAAATATTAAAAATAGATGTAGAATACGATTATAAAAATTTAGGAATAAATGTTGACTCTACATCTGTAAGTGTATATTCTATTTTAGAAGCTGTACGTGAAACGATACCACCAATTATAAACGTATTTAATTTAAAAAATGCCCCTATTGTTAATGATAATAATGAAGTTCCAACACTAGGAGGAGTTTCTTTTATTGATCCAAATAATCCAGGACAAAAACACCCAGCATTTATCAATGAGATACCTTTTAGATTAAATAATATCCCATTTTTGCCTGGACAATATGCTGTAGATTATCAAACAGGAACAGTTTATGTGTATGGGTCTACTTCATCTAATGATGGTACTGGTCCATTTCCTCCGCTTATATCTTATAAATATAGATATGTTTATAAAGAAGAGCTAGATTATGCTTATGATGCGGACCCACACGATTTAGTTGCGTTGCCAAGAGGAAATCTTATAAATAATAATGGAAGTATTTCTTTTAATTATGAAGAAGTTTTAGTTCCAGGCGTTGATTATGAGGCAAAGTTACATCAAGAATATTTGAATGAAAGAATTAATAATAATTTAGTTGCATATAATGTTTTAAAAACTCAAAAATCTCCAATTACAAATGTATTTAAAATATATAATGAGACTTCTGGAGAAATTTACACAATAGATAGATGGAATGAAAATAGAGTTTATTTTAAATATAATATACCTCCTAGAATAGAAAATAAATTATTTGAAAGAGCGTCTTTTAAAACACAAAATAATGAGTTATTATTTGTTAATACTTCATTTAAAAATACATATGGTATTTTAATATTTAAAATTTTATTAAATAATAATAGATTAGTTTCTTTATCAGAAGATTCTATTGGATCTAATATTAATACAAGCGTAACTTTTACTAAATCAAATATTTTTGTTTCAGAAAAATATTTTTCTGATGAAGATTTAGAGATAAGTAATGTTAATAAACTATCAAGTGTTGGTCAATATTTAATAGATTATAATAATGGAATTGTTTATTGTGCTGTCTCTAATACTCAAGATTTTGATTTAGGAACTGTATCATATAAATATTCTTCTATTAATCCACAAAATTCTCATATAATTAGTGTTGATGATATTTATTATCAAATAAGCCAATTATCAAATAAAAATAAAAAATTTACATATGCGTCTTTTTCGGACGGAGAAATTGTTCCAGAATACTTAGATAAATCTATAGAATTATATTTAAATAATTCTGTTGATGCACCATATCAAATTTTTAATAAAAATATTGGTGTATTTTTACCATCTGGATTTTTATCTGGCGTAACAAATCAAATAAAATTTATAAGAGGAGTATTTGAATACCAAGATCTATTAAACAGTACTAATCCGTTAAACTTTGCGACAACTAGTAATTTTTCAGATTATAATATTACAGTTAATTCTATAAATGAGGAGTTTTTTGATACTGTTAAATATGATGGTAGTAATTATTATGTAATAATAAATAAAAATGTACCTTATTTATCTCCAAATATTACCTATTCTTTTTCAGTTGTCAGAACATCAGACTCTACTGAATTATGGAATAATTCAGGAGTTGTTTTACCGGGCGAATTTATTAAATTAATCATTCCGTTAACAGGATCCCCCGCAATTGGAGATTTAGTTAAAGTAACTTATAACTTTACTATTGACTCTCTATCACGTATCGCACTAGATTATAACAAAGGCGATTATTATATTGATTACACCTATCTAGCTGATGAAATTTTAGTTAGCTATGAGTCTGGTGACAATGTACTTGATTTTAGGCAAACAACTAAAGTGTCTTCTGGAATAGAATATTATGTTACTTATAAAGCTGGAGCTTTAAGAGATGCCTTAATAAGAAATTTTGGAACACTAGTTGATGTTCCTTTATTAAAAGATATTAATATAGATTTTAATAGAGAAAGATATCGTGATGCTTTAACAGCAGCGCTAACTTCTTTTATTCAAGGACCAACATTATCTGCAATTAAAAATATAGGAAAAAAGATTTCTCATATAGAACCAGAAGTTATTGAATCTGCTTTTCAAAACTGGTCTTTAGGTAATAGTTTACTTTATCCTCAATCAATTAAGACAACTGGAGAATTTGAATTAGTACCAGCCAAATTTAATAATGGAGTATTAATTAATACACCAGGACAATCAATTACATTACCAGTAAATAATAATTTAAGATTAGAAGAAGGTACTTTTGAAACTTGGGTTATGCCTTATTGGAATGGATTAGATAATGATGCAGAATTAACATTTGAAATAATTAAAGATGGAACTCATATTAGTCCAGATGAGATATTTGTTGGGCCTTCAGAATATCATCCTTCTTTAATATCTAATAAATTTACTTTAAATAAAAAAAGTAATGTTTCTGGAGAGCCAAATTTTAATAAAGACGGAGTATTTATTTATTATGATAAAGATTCTTCTGGTTTATTTGATAGGTGGTATTTAAAAGTAATCGATGGATATGTTATTCATACTACTGCTAATTATAAAATAAAAATAAATAGTAATGGTGGGTTTTATGATAGTAAGAGTATAAATTTACCTACCCCTACAAATGTTAAAATATTTAGTGGAAGTAATTCAATTACTTTAAATATTGATGGTTATCCTTTAAATGAGGGTATTACATTTATTTCAGATATCGATCACTATATACTTGATGTAGGGGAAGACAATAAAAATAAATTATCTATTTTTAAAGATATTAGTGGTTATTTAAATTTTAAAGTAATTGATAAATTTAAAAATATTTATCAAATAAGTGCTGATGTTTCTTCTTGGAAATCACATGATTTACATCATGTTGCTGCTTCATGGAAACTTAATACAGAAATAAATAGAGATGAAATTCATTTATTTATTGATGGATTTGAAGTTCCAAATATAATTAAATATGGACAAAAATTAAAACCATATTTACATGAAAAATTTAGAACAATATCAACAGAAGAAATAATTGGAGGGTCTTCTAAATATATAATATCCTCTATTGATTTAAAAACAACAGCTGGATCAAATATAGTATCTTCAACTATAAATTTTACTCAATATTATATTGCTCCAGGAGATACTATTTATATAGACGAAATTGGATTTAATAATTCTGGTTATACAATATCAGCAGTTAATGGACAAATCTTACCTTTGTCAAGTTTAATGCCATTATCATTAGATAATGCAAGATTTTCTATTAATAGAATTAATTTAAATGTGTCTTCAGAAATAAATATAGCACCTAATATAACTGTTAATACATTAAGTTCTGTATTAACAAGCCCTAATAATTTAAATGGTAGTATTGGTAATAATTATGTAACTTCTAGTATAAATTTTACTACAAACAATATTAAAAAAGGTTTTTATTTAAAAATAAATGATCCTTTATTACCAAATATTTATACTATAATTCAAGTTTCTGGAAATACATTAACCATTTCAGATAATTTACCAATTACTTTTGCTAATAAAGGATTTATTATATATTCTAATATAGAAAAAGAATTATCTGGAGTAAGGGCGCTAAGACCAGACTACTCTATATCTAAAGATATAAATTATAATAATATATTAACTATATCTAATGGAATTAAATCTAATGATTTAATTCTCATAAGAACTCTTGGTTTAAATTTTAAGAAAATTAAAAAACAATATTATATGTGGAGTGATTATCAAGAAAATATTTTGATGACACAATTACCATCTCCAATTTCATTGGATGAAGTTAGTATTAAAAAAATATTATTGCCTAATACAGCTATTGGCCCAACTAATTCTACTTTAATATTAGGTAAATTTAATTATTTAAATAACTCTATTTCTGCTCCAACAAATACAGTTACAGGAAGATCATTAGATATTACATTACAAGGTACAAATGTTGATTTTTCATTTTCTCCCGAAGTAATTATAAATGGTTTTGTTGGTGTAACGCCAGTATCAGAAACTATATATTTTAACGATTATAATACATTATCTTCATCTAATGTTTATACTTTAATTTCTAATGTTACTGTTAATATTAAACCTATTAATTCATCTAAAGTTGCTGGAAATATCTCAATAAAAGAACATCTTCCTATTACAACAAAAGAATTAAATGGAACTGCACCTATTATTAATTATAGTTATCCAATTAATTTAGGATATAAATTATATAATACAAGTCCAAATGTATTTAGAGATGATAATAATTTATTTAGTGAATTAAGTGTAAATAATTATTTAGTAGTACAATCTCCTCCTGCAGCGGCGGGTTATTATAAAATTTTAGATGTATCTAATGATAGAAAATCTATAACTGTATCTACAGTAAATCCACTAATACCTTTACCTGCATCTATTTTTACTAATGGAGTATATCAAGTATTAAATTCAAACTCTTACAGAAGTGGCTTACAAAATGGATTTTTTACTTTTGAAAATAAAGAATTAATTGGTCAACCATATTTGTTATCAAATGGGTTCTATGAATTAGAATATTATAGTTATGCTAATATAGATTATGATCCATTAAAAAATAGTTTATTTATAGGCAGTAATACAAATAAAAATAATTTATTAAATGGAGTATTAGATCAAGTTAAAATTTATTCAACAATGTTAAAAGATACTAGAGTTGGAGAGACTATACCCTCTAATCAAAGATCTATTACTAAAGATTTTTATTCTGTTAAACCTTTGGGATTTGATTCTAATACATTAGTACTAATTAATTTTAATGAGTATCCATTTAATAATTTGGCCGACTATTATATAACAATAAATAATTTTAAAAAACATTTTCAGTCAGCATCTGTTGTTAACGAAAACTTTACAAATAGTTTAGTATTTAATAATAATCCATTACGTGTAAGTAATGAAGGATATTTAGATACTAAAAAAGAAGGAACTATAGAGTTTTGGTTAAATCCTTCATTTGATACAGCTAATGATCCTGTTGATAGATACTATTTTGATGCATTTGGTGCGGTAACAGAAGAAGTTACTAGTATAACTGCTGCAACAGTAAAAATTTCATCTCCAGCAAGTAAAATTTTAAATGTTAAATTAATAAATGGTGATTCTAAAATAGATTATTTTGCTGGTGGAAAATTAGAGATTGATACTCAGCAAGCAATTCAAGAACAAACATCTAGTATATCCAATAGTATTGTTAAAACTTTACAAGATATTTTACAAGTTATTAGTGTTAAAATAGTTGGTGATTATACAGAAACAGATTATTTTAATAATGGCATAATAGATCCAGATAAAAAAACTATTTATCTATCTAAAACATTACCATCTATTACTACTCAAGTTATTATTACTTATAAACCAGCTACTAATACAAAATTAAATACACAAATAATTAGACTAAACAAAAAACTTCCATATGAAAATAGCAAAGTTTTAGTCACTTATTTACCGAAAGGTATACAGGGTGATAGAATT